GCGTACCCTATTAATACTAGCGCTCACCACGGTGTACCTAAGTTTTACGCTCAGTACAGCGAAACACAGATTCAGTTAGTGCCTACACCCAATGCAAACTACGTGCTTGAACATATATATGGGTATTATCCCACGTCTATTGTAAGTGGTAGCACTTCTTGGCTGGGTGATAACGCCAGTGCGGCGTTGCTTAACGGAGCGTTGTTAGAAGCTATACGGTTCCAAAAGGGCGAGCCTGACGTAGTTGCAAATTACGAAAAGTTGTATTTGCAGGCTATTACGCTGTTGATAGAGTTTGGTAACGGTAAATTGCGTAGAGATGCGTATCGTTCGGGACAGGCACGCATACCCGTACCTAGTGCGCCAATAGCTCAAGCTGGGGGGCAATAGATGGCCTTTACTGGAAACTACACATGCACGTCTTTCAAAGTCGCTCTACTAAGTGGAGAAATGGATTTCAGTGCGGATACCAGTCAGACGTTTAAGGCGGCTCTGTACACCTCTGATGCTACGTTAGACGCAACTACGACTGTGTACAGCACTACCAACGAAGCGTCCGGTACTGGGTATACGGCTGGAGGTAACACGTTAACCGTAGCTACAAGACCAACAAGTGACACGGCTACAGGTGGAACTGTTGCGTACATAGACTTCAGCGACACAACTTGGACAAATTCTTCTATAACTGCCCGTGGAGCGTTGATATACAGCGCTGGCGGCACGAACCCTGCGGTAGCAGTGCTTGATTTTGGCGC